GCGGATGATATCGCTTCTGGTTTGGTGATTGATTTATGAGGAAACTTTCTTTTTTTCATCCAACTTTTTATTCATTATTATATATATTTTAAATATAGTATTTTAATAACTATATTATGGAAAAGTATGAAAAACTAAGTTAATTAAATAATGCTGAATTTGTAAGATAATGAATCATATTGAAATAAAATTGATAAAAAAGGATTTAAATATTATTTAATAATTTAATATAAATGAACATAGATTATGTAAAATCAAATCCAATTGATTTTTCTAAAAATGCCACAACAAAGGAATTAGAAATAATTATTTCTAAAGCATCTGAATTATATTATGGAGATGATGAACCAATACTAAGTGATTATATTTATGACTTATTAATAGATGAATTAGAAATCCGCGATAATACAAATTCTGTATTAACTACTATAGGTTTCAAAGGAAAAGGTGATAAAGTAAAATTGCCATATTTTATGGGTAGTATGAACAAAATTAAAACAAAAGATGCTGTTAATACATGGATATCTAAATATAATAGCAAAGATTCATTTGTAATTAGTGATAAATTAGATGGTATATCTGTTTTATATACACATAATACATTGTATACACGAGGTAATGGTGAGTATGGACGAGATATATCATCGTTAATTCCATATTTAAATCTACCAACATTAGATAATATATGTGTGCGTGGGGAATTGATTATTTCTAAAGAAAAATTTGAAAAAAATCGTGGAATATACACATCAGCTAGAAGTATGGTTAATGGATTAACTGCATTAAAGGAAGGTATTGAATTATGCAGTATATTAGACTTTGTTTTGTTTGAGGTTATTGAACCTAAAATGATACCAACATCCCAATTCAAATATGCTATAAAAAATGGGTTTAAAACGCCAAATACGACACTAACAACATACTCTAATATAATACATTGGAAAAGCGATAATGATAGTTATTTGAAACAATTATTGGAGAGTCATAAACAAAAGACATTATATGAGATTGATGGTATTATTATTACCCATGACAAATTATACGAGCGGACAAAAGGAAACCCTAAAAATAGTATAGCATTTAAATCAAATAATTATGGAAAAATGACAACTGTTAAAGATGTTGAATGGTCTGTATCTAAATATGGTATATTGATTCCAAGAATAAAATTTGATAAAATAGATTTAGGTTCTATGGTAGAATATTGTACTGGGTTTAGTGGAAAGTATATTTTTAATAATTGTATTGGTCCAGGATCAAAAATACGGGTTATATTAAGTGGTGATGTTATACCATATATAGTAGAAGTAATGAAAAATACGTATCCTAAAATGCCTAATACAGGTTATACATGGGATAGTAACAAATTACATTGCGTTTCATTACATGCTGATAGCGAATTTGATAAAAAGAAACTGTTACATTTTATAAAAACAATCAATATTGACTATTTGAGTGTCGGTATAATCAGTAAATTATATGACCATGGTTATACAACAATTAATGATATACTTTCGATATCTAAAACTGACCTACTAAAAATAGATGGCTTTAAGGAAACATTATCATCTAAAATAGTATCATCAATAAATAGTGTTGTGTCTAAACCTATTTATTTAGGGTTATTAATGGTTGCTAGTTTAGAATTTAATAGTGGATTTGGCATTAAGAAATTTAGAAAAATACTAAACACATACCCATCGTTAATGGATACTAAAATTACATTAGAACAAATAGTAAATATTGATGGATTTCAAACAAAATCAGCCCAACAATTTATAGATAATTTTGATAATTTCAAAGTATTTTTAGAATCATTGAATCTAAATTATTATAGTGTGGAGAGTGGAACTAAAAAACAACTAAAAAAAAATCCTAAAATAGAACATAAGAATTTTGTGATAACTGGCTTTAGAGATAGTAATTTAATTACTATTATTGAAGAAAATGGTGGAACAATTCAAGGTGATGTAACTATGAAGACGCATTTTGTGATTGTTAAAGATGAACAAACTAAGTCTAGTAAAGTAAAAAAAGCGAATATTATTGGTATTTCAATTGTAATGAAAGAAGATTTTATTTCTAATTTATAACTATATGAATACATTTAAAACCGAAGTATTAATTAGTTTTATTGTTGGGGGTATATTACTGTCATCTATAACATATATAGTAAAATATATTAAACCTGAAATTGGAGCTCTCGTATGGGCTGCACCAATTATATTAATACCATCAATAATAATATTGTGGTGTAATAATGTAGAAAATGATAAAATCTGTAATTTTATATATGTCGCAATTCCATATTTATTTTTGACAGTCATATGGCAAGTATCATTTATTTATATTATGAAACATAGTGGATTTTTGAATGATAAATATGGAGTAATTAAAGTCACTATAATTAGTTTAATAATATGGTTTCTTTTTGCGTTATTATTTTATTATTCTAATATCCATAGATATTTAGTTATAAAATAAAAAAAGTGACTATTATTTAATTCTAAAATCTAATGAATATATTTATAATCTCATAGCTACAAAATTTCATTACATTTCATTTCGTATTGTTCCAACATCCAATTCACCGCATATCGTGTTTCTTGATCAAGTGATACATCTTCTGTCAAAATTCGAATTCGTTTTATTTGTATTTCATCATGTGTCTCTGCGATTGGTTCAGGTGAACTATGGGTTAATGATACAGGTACTTGAACTGGTACTGGATCAAGTGAAAGAGGTCTAGAAACAGTTGATACTGGTACTGGATCAAGTGAAAGAGACCTAGAAACAGTTGATACTGGTGATCGATTACTTGGTGAAGGAGATCTAGAAGCCAATGGTTCCGATGATCGATTACTTGGTACTGGTGATGGAGACCTAGAAACAGTTGATACTGGTGCTTGAACTGGTGATGGAGATCTAGAAACAGTTGATACTGGTGCTTGAACTGGTGATGGAGACCTAGAAACATTTGATACTAGTGTTTGATGTGTTGCGGTTTTGATGTTTATTTTATTTTGTATATGTTCTTTAAATTTATATACTCTGTAAGCATTCGAAATTGTATCAATTGCTTTTTTTTTAGTATAATTTTGTGATTCAGTATCAATATAATACCATAGTTCATTTGAAAATTCTTCTCTATTATAATCGCACATTCTCCACAAGGCTTTTCGACTATCTTTTTTCTCATATTGATGCTTATTTTTTTGTGTGTGCATGTAAAAATCAGATACATCTTTTTGGTTGCTTGTTGTATTATAATCTAATTGCGAAGAAACATGAATCTTTTGAAATTTATCTTTAGCAGTTCCTTTTCCACAAGCAACCGCAATTTTTCCAATAGGAATATTTCCAATAATGCTATCGTTTCTACATACTAACATTTTTCCATTAATTTCATTATTTATAGATGTTCCAAAAAATTGTGTTCGATAGTTATCTCGGGAAGTAAGACCTGTTTCACATGGTAATGATGGCTTTTCTGGATTATAATAACTATCATCTGGTTTCAAGCAGCATAAATGTTGCACAAATTCTAATTCTTCATGATGTTCATCAATACTTATATGTGGTAAATTGTCTTTTGGACCAATAGGTTTAGATGGACAATTTCCACCTCTTTTATGAATATAATAGTATTTGTTATTTTTTTTAATATAAACTAGTTCTTGTTGTGTTTTTTTATTGTATTTAATTCTAACAATAATTCGTTTATTTCCATCCATCCCATTCAAATATTGTTCATTTTCTTGGGAAAACAATGATACAAATACAAGAGGGTTAGTAATATTATTCTTATATTTATAGTCAATATTAATGTCGTTATGAACATTATAAACAATACTAAAATACTTATTTAATTTTAAATCCTTTTCAATTTTGTTTTCAAATTGTTGATCAAGAATTTGTCTCAAGTCTTCAGTCAATCCAACTTTAATAATAGTACCCGACTGATTGTTATTGTATTGTTTAAACAATCCAATTTCTTCAGGCGATGAATCGTATATTGGAAAAGCTTTATCCATTGTAGTGACTTGATTCCAATCAGTCGTTTGGGTATAATAATTATCATCGTCATGTTTAGTAATAATACTATGTTTAGTTTTTTCACTACTACATAATTTCTTTAATGCTGCTTTCGTTCCATATCCGCAAATACCACTTCTTCCTTGAGGACCATCCAAATCTTGATTATAAAGCATAAACATTTTTTTGAAATTTTTTATTGTCATTCCCATTGCATTATCTATAATCAACAATTCATCATAGTTATTCACAACAAATCGTATATTCAATACACGACCACTATGTCTCCAATCAATTGCATTATCAATCAATTCAAGTAAAGCATCAATTTCATCTAATCCAGAATATGATATCATATTGAATGCTCCTACAGCACTAACACCATCAGCAAGAGAAATTGGAGTTCTATTAGACCTAATTTTTATGTTTTCTTTTAAATATTAAAGAAAAATGTATTTAATTTTATGAACGTCTCTTCAAATTAATTATTTTTTTTTCTTTGATGCTTTCTTCTTTTTTGTTGATGCTTTCTTCTTCGATGCTTTTTTCTTTGGTGCTTTTTTCTTTAGTGGTTTAATCTGCCATTTTTCATTTAATACACTATCTACAAATGTACATGGAATTTGAGTACCAGACATACCTTGGTGATGACTGGCTATATTTACACAAATATACACTTTATTTGGTTCATCATATTCTGTTATTGTATAACCATATTTATCTGGTGTAGTTTCTGATGGTTTAAATGTGGTTCCAATCAATTTATTTCCAATACATTCTTTATCCATAATATAATATATAACATTAAAATTGAATAAAGTATTGAATAAAATCAAATGTAAATAAATGTCATACTATGCTATATATGGAAAAGGTCGCAACCCAAATGAAGCCTTAATATATGCTAAAGTAAATGAAATTGGACATAATACTAACACATCTTTTTTGAAAAAAACGAATGTAATGTATTTAGACTATAATAATGTAAATACACTACAAGAAAAACTATTTACGTCATATTTAATTCGAAATATAAACCGAGAAAAAACAACTTCTGAATTAAATTCTAAAAAGGATTTAATTCATTATTATGGAAAAGAAAAATTTGATGCCATTTTAGAAGTGTATGGTAATCCAACAAATGATACTACAATTGGATTTTTATTAAGTAAGACTAAGGATTATAACATATATAAATTTCTGTATTAATAATATGAATATATCAAAATTTAATAGTGATACTATAAAATCTAATTTAGATATGAACTATATTGTATATGTTGTTTTTGTTTTTATATTTCTAAAATATGGATTAAAAGATTTGAATTTAATATATTTAATATTGATATCTATTTCTATTGTATTTTATATTAAAAATTACATGTGGCAAAATTTAACCCAAAAAAATACAACATTAAAAGTTAATGATGAAATAGATACTTTACTAAAACAAATCGAACATTATGACAACAACAACTTATTTCTAAAAATAAAAACAAACTTTAAAAAATTAAATATATTTTTAAAAAAAAAAAACGTATATTTAAATCGCGATGTTCAGGATATTTATTTTTTGAAAGGGAAAATATTAGACTATATTAATTCATTGAATGTAGCGCATAATGATAGCACTATTGATGATGTATATACAAATATTTCATCTATTATAAATAAAAATATTAAAAAATATAAGAAAAAAAATAATATAAAACATCATTTATTTAGTAATATTTTATAATAAGGGTGTAAACTTAGATTTATAGTTAGGTGCCCCATTTATTCCAAATATATTTGAATTCATTTTGGCTCTCCCTTTTCCGATAACACCTAAATGTTTGGTTTTTCTCATTTTTCTTTCTAATTCTATACACCTTTTTTGTTCATATCCCGAAAAGGAAGAACATGTATTGCTAAATTTTTCATTACATTTTCTAATACAGCATACAAGTAGTAATATTAAAATTATAACTAATAATATACAATTAAACATTTCTAACTTAGAAGTCTTAACCATTTATATTATATTAAGATAAAAAAAATAAAGTTAAATTATAATAAAAATCCATCCCATTTATTTTTATTCAACCTTTTTAAGTTTTGCTTTATTTGCCACATTTCTTGTTCAGAAATATCATCTAATTCTTGTTGTAATATAGTTTGATAGTCTTGGGTTTCATTACATTCTATTAATCTTTTTATTTCGGTATCATTTTTAACGCTATCATAGCATTCTTGAATCATTGTTTTTAATTTTGGTTCAAATACATTTGCCCAATCTATAGCACCACGCTGTGCAGTTTGTGAACAATTTTTATATAACCAATCCATTCCATTTTCATTAATAATAGGATACAGACTCGTTAATGCCTCTTCAATTGTTTCATGATAAGCCTCTAATGGTGAATGACCATTTTTACGCAATACCTTATATTGTGCTAAAAATGCCGCCTGAATCATACCCATCAATATACATCGTTCTCCAGTTAAATCACTAATGACCTCTTTTTCAAATGTAGTTTCGAATACATAATTGTTTCCAATAGCAAATGCCAATGCCATACATTTATTAAATGCGCCATTATAATCATTGTAAATAGCGAAAGAAGATGTAATACCATTACCATTTAAAAAATTATCTCGCACTGTTTTTCCAGAACATTTAGGTGATACCATAATAACATTTACATCATTTGGAGGAATTATATTAGTATATTTTTTGTAATGAATGCCAAATCCATGAGAAAAATATAATGTGTTATTTTTTTTTAAATTAGATTTAACACTATTCCATTGATCTATTTGTGCCGCATCCGATATTAAATATTTAATAATGGTTCCTTTATGAGTAGCTTCATCTATACTAAATAAATTTTTATCTTGTATCCAACCATCATTAATTGCTTTATGCCAACTATTTCCATTTTTACGCAATCCTAATACCACATTATGTCTATTATCTCGTAAATTAAGAGATTGTGATCTGCCTTGAGGACCATACCCTAATACTGAAATAGTATCTTTTTCTAACATTGTTTTACATTTTAATGGACTGTAATTTTCCGATAATATTATAGTGTCGCCTTTAAACGATTGAGTGGAATAACATCTAGATAATCTTGGAATATGTTTAAAGATATTCATATGTATATTATTTTCAGCTATATTTTTAAATAAAATATTTTATATTAATAATGAAGTGTAATTTAAAGCCCGTTATAATAGTATTGATTATAGTTATAATAATAGCTTTATCTTTTATAAATTATGAATTTTTTACATCATCGTCATCGGGTTCATCTGTTGAATTAGAACCGACAACGACATCATCCCAAGAATGTGATATAATTAAAAAGGTTGAAACGCCATATCATTTAAACAATACAGTCATAACAGATCCAAATCATTTGAATGCTCTAAATTATAGTGGTTATAAACATATTCCAATTGGAAATAATATTGAATGGAGTACATCTTTTTAAAAAAAATAGTTATTGCTATATTTAAACATTATTTACAGTTATTATTTAATGTCTATAACATTAAAGTTACGAAATGGTGATATTATTTTACCAAAACACTATTTTGATGATTATTTAAATATAGATTGGTTTTTTTCAAGCCTAATAAATTTTGAAGAATTAGATGAATATTCAATATGGGAAGATAAAGAAGCTGTTTTATCTATATTTGACTCATTACGATTCAATAGATTGATAGTTCATAATAATGTATCCTATGATTATTTGGAAGTATTGTGTGATATGTGGTGTGCTCCAAAATGGTTAATAGACGAAATAAAAAATGTACAAAAAAAATACTGTAATAATTTAAAATTCAATAATCATGTATTTGCGTGTATATCATGTAATACTGGCTATACATTATCTGAAAATACAAATACCTCATGTAAATCACATAAATATATGTTAAATAAAAATACAAATAAATATGATTGTTGTAATGGTGACCCAGGATCTCCAGGATGTATAATTGGATATCATAAATGTTGTAGTTATGAATTTAAGAATTATTATACTATTTTTAATTCTCATAATTAAATATTATTTTCTATGCGTTTATTATATGAGAGTTAGTCCAATAGATAATGTGAATGAATTGAATGATAAATTAAGAGGGGGTGAAGATTGTTTAATATGGTTTTATGCTGAATGGTGTGGACATTGTAAAAGTATGGAAGATGTATGGGAAAAACTATATCAAAAAAATTCTAATAATTACAACATGTTTAAGATAAGTGACAATAAAAAGGATAATGTAGCTAATAATGTAGGATTAAGAGTTCAAGGGTTTCCTACTATAATGTCAGTATCAAACAATAAACCATTAAATATTCATAAAGAAGACAGAACATTGGGCTCATTGAATAGTTTTTTAATGAATAATATAAATAATAATAATAATAATAATAATAATAATAATAATAATAATAATAATAATAATAATAATAATAATAATAATAATGTATTAGAATGTCCAGAAGATGAAATCGATGAGTTAAACACAAAAATAAGTAACGGAGAAGATTGTTTAATATGGTTCTTTGCTGAATGGTGTGGCCATTGTCAACGAATGAATGACCTTTGGAATAAATTTTATTCAAAACACCATAATACGCACAATATATTTAAAATTAGTGATATAAAAAAAGATGAGGTTGCTAACAATATATCTTCATCTGTCAAAGGATATCCTACAATAATGTTGGTTTCAAATGGAACTGAAAAAACACAATTTAAGGAAGAAAGAACATTAGATAATTTAAATAAATTTTTAAATCATAATGTAAAACAAACAAAAGGTAATTCTTTAGAAAATATGTTAAACAAAAGAATGAAATCAAAAAAAAATAATATCCATTCAATGAATTCAAAAAATATAGCAGCATTATTAACCCCGCCAAAAGTTAATAATGTAAAATCAATACAAAAGAAATCTAAAAATAATACAATAAATACAATTAACAATAATAGTTTACAAAGACTAATGCGAAATTTAAAAAACAATGGTCAAAACAATGGTCAAAACAATGGTCAAGGTGAAAATGTTATAAATTTAACTAAATTATTTAAAAATGTTAAAAATAGCCCAATTAATTTAGAAGAAGTAAATTTAAACAGTAACTATAAAAAAAATGATATAAATG